CTCTCATTTCTACAGGTAGAGGATTAATATTACAAAGAGCTAGAGTACCACCATCAGCCATTCCTTGTGCTATTACTTTATAAGCACCCCCATCACTTTTTTGTGGGTGTTTTTGGGTGTATCTTAAGCACCTCTGTAAATTTATATCGTGTGGTAAGAACTCAAAGTCACTAGCAGAAGTACCGACTTCTAGTTGTACTCCTGTAAAATTAATATAGTTAGATGTGCTGTCAGCTAGATTTACTTGACCGACTGCCCTATCTGCATTCGTATTAGCTGCCCAAGAAGTTCCTAAAGTTCCTGATGTAAAACTTGTTCCCGCAGCTAACCAAAAATTAACTTGTAAACTTTGTGCATTGTCATTATCTAAAGTTCCTGTCGTATCCCCTGCAAAAGTTAAAGTTTTCTTTTCCCAAGTAGCAGCAGAGTTAATTGTGTAGGAATTACTAATTCTTCTAGCGTTGTCTGCATCATATAATTCTAAAATATAGGTTCCTGTTTTGTTTGATTTAACCCAAAACGAAGCTGTTAAACTTTCTGCATTAGCTGTACCTTTTTTTATTTGCTGAAGCATTTGACCTTCTAATTTTTGAGATAAAAACAAATAGTTTGGTGTGGCATCTAATGTAGTACAAGCCATCTTCATAGACTTTGCAAATCCCTGACCTGTTGGAGCATCTGTTTCTTGACTAGAAGTCCAAGTTCCAGAACCATTAATAATAGGTTTATATCTATCTACAGAACCATAATTACTTTCATTAGTTAATCCTGCGATAGAAGTACCCCTCTGTGCAATAGACATATCACCATTGATGATGAGGTTGCGGAAGTTAGCTCCGCCTGTAGATAAACCAGCTGTTGGTATTGTTGAAAAAGCCATTATTCAATCTCCTCTGGGAATTCGCCGAGTGGTCTAGTCACAGTACCATCAGGTTGTTCTGTATATTCATATAAAGCTTTCAGCGCATCCACATCTGCCGCCGCATTGATCTTTGCTTCCATATCATTAGAGGCTGTACGAACCGCCGCTCTGTAGTTAGTAATATTTTCAGGCGCAACATAATCAGATGTCTCTACTTCTTTGATAACATACCAATCTGTTGGCGCTAGTAATCCGCCTGCCTGTTGTTTAATAACTGAAATCTTTTGTTCCTTTAATCCATATTGCTTAACATCACCCACTGCTTTATCAGAAGGAATCTCATCTCCCTCAACAAATAAAACATTAGTTAAAGGTTTAGCAGTAGCAGTACCATAACTACCAGTAACAATCCCATTGTTAAAAGAGTATGTAATGTCCGTATTAATGTAATACGCTTCATCCTTTTTGTTTTGCGAATCAACAATGATCTCATAAACGCCTATCGCATTCCTTTCTGCTTCAGTCCATAAAGTGAATATTGTTTTAGGATATTGTACTCCATTAATTTCAATACCTTTACTAGAAGATATTGTTTTAACAAACTGATTATTTTCTACAAGTGCAAACATTAGCTTACGTTTAAGCTCCTTCCAACTTCATATAAATTAGTTCCATTACTTCTGAATACAAGAATATCTACAGCAGAAGCTGTAGTAGTTAGGGTAGGAGCTGTCCCTGCGTTGAACTTATATACTGAATTAAAGCTAAGAGTTCTAGAACCTGTACCATCTTGAATAATCATTAAACCATAAAAGCCACCAGCATTTTGATTTGTGGGAGCATTTAAAGTTCTGTTACCACCGAGAGTTACTTTAGCAACCTGTTGTGTTTCTAAGTTCCAATCAATAGTAGCACCATCAGTTAGTGTAGCTTCTGCTACATAAAGCTGTGTGGGAAATTCAAAAGAAGTATTACTGTTAAACATGCTAGCAGTAATAGAGTTAGCACCTGGTGTAACTGTTTGAACTGCCTTACCAATGAAGACACAGTACATTGTATCTGACGCAGAAGTTGCTGCGGATAATACTAGATTAGTTCCGTCTGCTGTATATGCATAAGATGCGCCTGGTTCTTGGCGTACGTTATTAACGAAAAGAGCAATTTCGTTTTCATTAGCTACAGGATAATCAAGCGTATATGTAGTTGTGGCACTAGTTGTAAAGTGCTGAACAGAGAAGGTTGTATACTTCTCAGCTGGTTGATTACCTATATAACTCAAATCTTACTCCTTATGTTGATATATCATCTACTGCAGAAACCCATACGTCTGCTGAAGATGCTGTATCAGAAACTACTTTTAGTGCATCGCCCGATTGGACAACCACTTTCGCGCCACCATCTAACACCTGCAAAGCTGACCCTGCTGGAATGGGAGCGTTTTTAACTAAGTAAATATCATTGCTTGAATCATTGATATATACGCTTACATTAATCGCGCTTGCTGTAATATTCGCGACTGAGATTCCAACTACGGTGTCATATGAGTTTGCGGTGAATAAAGTCGCTGCGGAAGTTCCTACATCATTAGAGACATACCTTCTAAAATTTTGCGCCATGCTTTACTCCTTTATAATGCAATCGCCATTGCGATTACGAATCCACTTGATGGAACAGTTGTTAAGTCTGTACCATTGACTGTTGTTACCTGTAGGTCAGCTAACGCATTATATACGTTAGTGCCATCCGAATAGACAAACGCGTCACGACCAGAAGGGACAGTGAATGTTGTTCCGCTTCCTGTTGTTAAGATCACATCATTACTATCTGCTGTATTGTTCAACGCCATGTACACACTTTCGCGCGCTGGTATTGTAACCGTACAAGTGCCCCCTGGTGAACCGCCGAAGTTTAGGACAAAGTTTCTTCCATCTTCGTCTGCGTAAGAAGTGGGGTCAGTAGTAAATGTTAATGTATGTGTGGCACCTGATAATGTAACTGAAGCATAACCTGTTATCTTGTTCTCAAGACGTTTTAAGTTATCATTCGTTTGATCACCCCAGGTGTTATCGTTCTCACCTGTGGTCATTAAACGTAAGTTTAAGCCACCGCTACTCCAGGTAGATGCCATTAACTAATCCTTATAATTGCGTTACTTGCGTCTGCTGTTGGAAACTCAATGGTAAATGTACCATTAGAAACCGAATAATCTGCACCAAAGTCTAACACCATTACGGCTGAGTTAGAATCTGATGTATTATAAATTATACAACCTCTTGTAGTAAATGTAGCACTTGACCATGATGTGTTAGCAAAATCACAGACAGCTGTTGAACCGTCTAAAGTTGGAGTCACTTGTACAAGTGTGTTACCACCAGTAGTGTATCCACTACCACTTGCAAGCTCATCACTATTACCAGTTACGTCTGTGTAGTTTGTGGTCGAGGCGCTATAAGTACCAGCTTGGGCTGATTGTGCTTTAATAAGAGCAATCTTAAAGGTATTACCTGTACCATTAGTAAAGTTATGTTTACCTTGAAGAATCTCTTGTTTAAAGCTATTACATATTGCTGATGTAATTGCCATGCTTTATTGTCCTCTCTGCATTGTTTTTAGTTCACCATTGCGAAACTCATCATTTCGCATTCTTACTTGTTCCTCATTCGCTAATGTTTGAAGAGCTCTGTTATAATAGCTTTGCCATAATTCTATGGCTTGTGGTGTTTCTTTCATGTATCCCACGGCTTCAATCAGAGTTCCGTACAGTATAACGTCTGGGGCTTTATCACCTAAGTAAGTGTTTTGGTTACCTGATGATAATCCTGGAACCCTCATAGTATACCCTATTTCGACTGTTGTTGCAAGGGCTGGAGTTGGTCCAAACAGAAAATTAGTTTGGCGGTTTCCACTTGTATAAGTTGTCCCAGTTTGGTTGAAGGCATAGTATCTTACTGTGCCTGTATTCGAAGGGTTCTTATTATATTCTTTGATGAATGATTCATCTTTCTGTAATAAGAAATCACCGTTCTGAATCCTTAGATATCTTGGTACTACCATGTCAGAGGGAACAGCTACAGTTGCTGTACTTCCTGATAAAGATAGTGTTGAAACTTTTCTAAAAGCAGTGAGGTCCACTTCTTTAGCTATGCGTAATTCAGCTAATTCAATACATAAATCAATAGGAGCTTTGCCGCTACCTGTTGCTGTAGTGAAAGATGTGGCTGAGTTCTCTAGCCAATCTTGTACGTTTTGTTTAAGTTGGTTGTATGTTAATCCCATTATGTACCCCAAGCATTAGCGCCCCAGGAATCTCTACCCCAGCCTGCGTTATCTATTGCTATTGATATTGTACCAAATCCTGTTGAAAGTTGCAACCCGTCTGCGTCTTCTCCTGTGTTAATTATTGGAGTACCGATACCAGTTGCCGCTGCTTGACTTGGTGATGTTATTGTAGAGCTGGCTTGGAATGTTAATGTTCCATGCGCTGTTGAAGATGATTGACCATCTACATTTTCTTGAGCACTAAAGTTTGTAGAACCTAGAGCTGATGTTAAAGCTTGACCTGTTGTTGTATGTACAGAGCTTGCACTATAAACAGGAGTACCTTGTGCTGTAGATGCTGACTGTCCTGTTATATTCTCTTGAGCACTAAAGCTTAGAGAACCAAATGCTGTTTGTAATAATTGTGAATCAGCATCTTCACTTGTATTAATTGTAATAGAACCACGTGCAGAAGTTAATGCTTCACCGATTAAAGTATAGCCAGTTGCAATTGTTGGTAATGTAAATGCAGTTTGTAGTAATAATGAATCTGCTTGCTCTCTTACATTAATTCTTAATTTACCAAATGCAGTTTGTGCAGGTGGTGAATATGCAGAACCATAAATACCAAAACGAACTGTAGTCGGAACATTGTCCGCATCAGGTCTTGGGTTATCTAATGTGGTAGCTTCAGGTCCAAGTTTTGGT